GGGTATATGTTACCACCATTATCACCGAGCTGATCCATGGAATTTACGGCTGTTTCTACTCTGATCAAGAGTTTCGCTCTATTACTTTAGTTATTTAAAAATAGGTCTTATACGATATTCTTCATAATCTAATTTATTTGTAAACTTAGAGTTATAGAAAAATAATATCTGATTATTTTTAGCAAATTCTTTAAAGCATGATGGAAGATCAGTTCCTAAGACTAAGATATACATATCTTTGTAGTAATCCTTTTTAGGATCTATTCTATCATACCCATCAGTTATCAATATCGCAGGTCTTTTCTCTTTTTGAGCTTTTTTGATACACTGTCGGATATCAGTTCCTCCAGAAAATCTAGCTTTAAAGAGATCTTTCTTATCAAATTGTTCTATTTGCCCATGCGAAGAAAACAAATAACTCTTTCTAAGAATATTCAATTGCATAAGTCTGAATGCAAGTAAATGAGCTAAAGTTCTAAACTGAGTATTATTAAATTCTCCTCCATAGACCTTACTTGTCATAGAACCTGAGTCATCTATATAGATATCAAAGCTGACATGCTTGGTCTTTTTCGTAACCATAAGGTCATCAAATAGAGCAATATGTGCAAAATTTTCTATATTGGATATATCATCTATCTCATCTGCTTCAAATATAGATTCTTCGGTTACTCTGTCTTTACCTGTGGTAGCTTCAATTGCATAATCAATAGTAGACTTAAGAAAGTTACCTATCTGGCCTTTATTTATTGATCGTAATTTAGACATTACATTTTTAGGAAGAGCTTCTAATTGATCAAGATCATTTGAAGCATCTCCAGATAAAAATCCTCCTGGGAGATTTTCTGCCTCTGAAATCTCCTTTTTAATTTTATTTTGAACAGAAGTACTTGCTTTTTCTATAGCATCGATTATATCTTGATTAGGAGTTCTGCTACTATCTCCTTCGGCATTGGCTTGCATATCATCTGCAAACTGTTGCATTTCTTCAGGAGAGAATTTATCTAATAACTTTCTAAGAATAGTTATAGAATTTTTAGTAGCTATATAACTATACAAAGTATTATCATTTGTAAGTTTTTGAAGTAAATGATTATCCAATCTTGATAATATATGATGCCACCAATATTTATCAGGTCTTAAACTGTAGTCTTTATCTTTTTCATGCCAATGATTAAAAAGATCAGATAAAAGATTGTCTGCTCCTTGGTCAATAATAAAATCATTTCCTGTAGGAATATGATTCTTCAACTTACTATGAATAAGATAGCCATCTTCTTTAGATAGAGAGTTATTGATGATGCACTTTGGACGTGCACCATCAATATTATTCATTATGTTTTCTCTATATTGTAGCTCTCTTTTATATCGCTCATAATTAAAGTCTTTCATTAGAATGTAAAGTTTAGTGAACTAACAAAGCTATTATCCATTTGAGAAGAGTTTACAATACTCAACATCTGCTCTTTAAGAGTATTTGCTTTAGTTCTATAACTACTCATTTTACCTAATTCATTCAACTCTGTAGTGAGGTTACGCACAAACATAGTAGTATAACCATCATTGCCTGCTTTTATTACATCAGGAAGTTGTGCAATAAGAGAAGAAACGTTATTCTCACGCTTTGTCTCCAGTTTAGAGCTAAGAGCGGCAGCATGGCTAGGAGCTACAAGAGCACAGATGTTCAACAAAGCTTCTTTATCGTCATAGTTGTAAATAAGTTTTACAGCTTTAACAACATCTACAAGAGCATAAAGAGTACGATCTGATACATCAGGGTACACAAGCTCTAGAAATTTATTAAAAAGCTTTTTATCATATTGAGCATTTTTAATATCTTCTTTACTTGGAACATCAATGGTCAATGTTTGTACAGAATTATGATCATCACAGATCTTTTTCATTACATCACTTCCAACTCGTTCTACTTTCTGTGTAAGAATGAATCGATCCCAGAAAGGATTCTCAAGCTCATCTTCAGGAATAACATTACAAGAACCTGCAAATGTTGTCCACTTACATTTCTTGATAGTGTCGCCATAGAACAATGCTTTCTCGCGCATTACAGACAGCAATGTATTTCTAACACCTGATGTGCCTTTGTCAACCTCATTAATCAATACAAACTCTGCATCTGCGATAGGAGCATCTATTTTATACTTTTTATCTTCAAGAAGTGCTTGCATATTTACACGACCTTTGATCTCTGAAGTTCGAGTACCCTCGTCAAGCTCGATAACGAAAGTTTTCTCTCTTACAAGATTCTTATTATAATTATACTTAGCTGCAGCATAATCAAGCAAAGCCTGAGTCTTACCGACACCAGGCTCGCCCAATAACAGTACAGGTGTCTGAACTGCTTCGCCAAGCGCTAAGATTTTAAATACATCTTCTTTTCCTACTAGTTTAGTTTTAATTACTCGTTTTTCCATTTTTATTTAATTGATTGGTTTTAATTATTTTTATTTAAATACATCTAGAACTACACAGTTCTCACTTTCATAAGATTTTGCATTATCATAGTTAGTGAACCATTTATCAGTTCGTCTATGCCATTTAAGTTCTTCTAACAACTCTGCAAAACCTTTAACATATTCTCCTGATTTAAGCTGACCTCCATGAGTAGCTATATTGATATCTCTGATACTACAGCCATATACAACAGGATCATGTACACAATCCATTTCAGCTACTACAAACTTGAACGATTCAAATTGATATGAAGAAATATCGTTTTTAGGACCGTTCTCAGAGGAGGGGGTACGTTTACTCCATTGTCGAAGCGCCTCTGTGTAGAAAGCAGCTTGTCTAAAATACCCATATTTTATAAAACTGTTTCTAAACTCAAGAACAGATTTACCAGTGGTCTTAAGATCAAGTGGTATGATCCTTTTATTTGCATGGTCTACGATAACTCTATCTAAAGTACCTTTACAGAGTACATCAGCATATTCAAATTCTATGTAAAGCTGATCATACACATCGATCAAAGGATTATGCACACAATCTTTCATATAGAATTTAGTTTCTTCTGTATTCTGTAACTTGGAAACTACATTCAATACTTGTTCATGATCTGCTTGGCTGATAACAGTTTTACCTTTAGATTCTTTAAGAAAGTTCATATACTGTTGAACTTTAGGAGCTTGATACTGCTTAAGTACAGTTTCTTCTTTTAATTTAAATCCTGCTTTTTGATAAGCAAGTTTAAATAATGTCTCTTCTGGAAGATTATCTGTGTTTACTTGCATATAATCATACATGTACTTACAAAGATCTCCCATCATACCTGATGGTTTATCTGTTTTTATGATAGCAAATTGCTGATCAAACTTATCAGGCTCGGTAATTAAGCAATCCACAGCACTGCCTTTAGAGAAATAACTTGTTTCTACTTGTTGTGGGTTTAAAATATGCTCTCTGTACAAAGCAGGACTTTGCGCAAAAAGATTCAATGAAGACACACTCATTATATGTGCCTGGAGTGGATTTGATATTATTTCCATTTAAATAAGTTGTATATTAAATACTAATTTTCTTATATCAGATTCTATATAATTTATCTGACCTGCACTTCTTACATATTCTACACTGTCTTCAGGTATCTTACCTTTTTCTACAAGTGTGTCTAAGAACCATTTGGTCCAGGGCCATAGATTATCACAATCCCAGTTTAAAACATCTGCTGGTTTGTAAAGATCTATCCATATCCGAAGATAGCACCCAGGAGGGATCTTTATTACAGGTAATTCGTCTATATATTCTCCTAAATAATTATGCATCCATCTAGCCACTTTTGATCTTGCTGTATAATGCAATGATCCATCATAAATTCTTTGACCGTTGATCGTCCAATATTTAGGTTTACCTGCTGTAAGAGGATTTGCGATAACTCTATTACCGCTTTGATCTACAAGATATCCTAATTTGTCGTATTTTAATAGACCAGCATTTAAAGATTTTTCATGCTTTTTAGGTATCTTATCTTTCTTTTTGTAATATTTTGTCCTACGTCTATGACTGATAGGAACTTTATCTTCGTAATTAGGAATTACAATTTTCCATATTTTACTCATTTAGTAAATTATTTAATAAATTTCTAGACATATCAGGTCCATATATTTTCATATAGTCACTTATGTCTTTTACATTAATAATATTCTTTATGAATATTATTTTAGATTCTACACTTAGATATTCTTTTAGACAATTTGCACCTTTTATACCAGCATCGTCATTATCGAATAGAATAGCAACTTTATCAAAATTCATTGCTATATTATCCAATATCTCATATTGATTCCTGGTGCCTTCTGCTTGCGGAGCTATTGCTGTATAGCCAAGCTCGTGTAAACACATTACATCTTTAAGTGATTTAGTGATTATTAGCAGTTCTTTTGAATAATCCAAGTTTTCAAAACCTTGAATATCATCTTTAGTAACGTTACTCATCCATTTGCACTCGCCTTTTTTAGCAAAAGGTCTATAAACCTTTACAGAGTTTTCAAACAGATAGCAATAAATAGGATTATAGTTATTATATCTAAGTACCAGATTCTTATTTAAGAATATATACTTCGCAGAATATACTTTATATTTTTTTATGGTTTCTGCAGATATGTGATAACTGGTCCAGTAATCTATATCGGTTTGTGTAAAACGCTGAGGTTTAAATTGAATAAGGCTTTTATTCTTAGGAATTTCATTCGGTTTGTAGTTCTGATATTCTCTTTTATAAGAACTAGTAGACAAGTCTACGGCATTTCCAAGTCCCAAATTAAGATCTCTATTGATTATATGCAGAGCTTCAATAAAAGTAACTCTATGTAATATCATCACAAGATCGAAACAAGATCCTTGGGCTCCGTTGAAATCTTTGAATCTAAGGTCACCGTTAGATAACGAATAGATAACAAAAGACGGAACATTGTCTTTACGTAATGGAGATCTAAAAGCTTTGTTTATAACAAAATCAGTACCTAAATAATATCTTATTATCTCTTCTTGACTAGCTCTTTTTAAAATCTCTTCTTTAGTAATCTTTATAGGTATTTTTACATTGCTTAGATCATACATATTGGTTTTAATAAACTGAGCCGCCCATATTTCTACAGACGGCTCAGTAATTAATAAAGTGTCACCTCAAATACTAGAAAGGAAGATCATCGTCTTCACTTCCTCCTCCCAATCCTAAAGATGGGCTATCGGTCTGAACTACTTGCTGAGTAGCAGTAGAAGCAGTTTTCTGCAGCTTATCATACTGAGTAAGTCTCAATACAGTTGATTGAACACTCATAGGCTCGATAAACGGCACATAATTAGGAACTGAATTGTAGTCTTTGTAATCATAAACTACTTTCAATCTTACAGGAATGCTTGTAGTATTCACTGTAGACATTACGGATGCAATGTTCTGACAAAGCTCTGTAAAATTAGCACCACGTACATTGAATTTATCTTTAGGGATAAATGTAGTACAGATATGCTTGATTCTTACAAGCATGCTATTCACACGTCTCAGTACAGCATCTTCTTTAGATTCTCCTTCTTTAGGAGTAACATACTGAGGATTTACATCAAACTCATTGTGAGTCAATTCATTACCATGCGAATCTAAAAACTTGAAGCTCATATAGGAATTGCCATTCTTATCCTGTTTTACTTCAAGTCCTTTAAAAGTACAGTTTTCATTAATACCTACAGGGATAGGACTTGCACCAATGATTCCTGTTGCGTCTAGCGATTGATTAATCTCATACATATTTATAAAAATTTAAAAGTTACTAATTATTACCAAATACCTTCGTATTCATCTTCTTCTACTATTTCTACCGATCCAACAGGTACTTCTTCTGTACTAGAAGTAAATGTTTCAGTAGTATTATCTTCGTAATTTACACACTCTGAAGAATAAGAAGTAGTTTCTTCCCCATCGGTTGATGTGTCTTGTAAAGATACAGAATTTTCTTCAGTTTGAGTATAAATTTCGTAGAATTTATAGTTAGAAAAGTCATCAAATGTCTTAGCATCCTCTTTAACATAAAGAGTTACTTTACCTGTTGTAGAAAGATCATACTGACTTCTAAGATCTCTATTATGAGGCATATTATTAGCAATGCCTTGAGCGTTGATAGCTACACCTTGATTATCAGGAGCCATATATAAATATGCATTTCCTGTATCAGAATACGCAATACCGAATCGATTAGATGCTTTTGATACATTCAATCTACTCAATAGAGCTGGAGAAAATTTAATAGAGCCGTTATCTCTTAGCTCTATACATAGATCATCTCCGAACTTGTTCATTCTTTCTACTCTTTTACCTACTAATGTTAGTTTCATTATTCGTAATATTTGTTAATTGTGTTAATTACTTCATTTATATCGTTTGGAATTTTCAGGTCTTCAAACATACCTTTTGGAGATTTACCTGTAGTAGTGCCATCACTCTGAGTTACAAAGTAATGTTTGATCTGCCCATTGGCATCTTTTTCTACTTCAGTAAATAAGACAATAGTGAACATGCCTTCCATATTTATCTTATCATCTACGAGCTTACCAATAGTTTTGAACTTCAACTTTCTATTACCAGATAGATCTGTAGAAGCTTCTGCGTGACCGATCATTATAAAAGTAATATCATCACGCATATTCTTACCTGCATTGGCAATTTCCCATGCATGCAAACCTATTTCAGTGAACTTGTCAAAGCCACGCTCATTGGCTCTACGCATAAACTCGTTTGCCATAACATATTGAAAGTCGTCAATAACAACAGTTTTAATATGCGGCATATTATCATTTATATGCTTCAAAGTAGCTACAATACTATTAGCATTGTCTGAAGCAATATAATTGCCTTTTGGATTGTCTTTGGATAAAGGTGCATAGTTCTTTTTCCATCCTCGGAAAGGCATTGGTTTTTTGGCTACATTAATTATAAATGTAGAGGAGGGATCTAAGTTCTCAAGGCTTGTTGATTTGCCAGAACCAGATTCTCCGATTATCAGTATTTCCTGTGACATTTATTAATTATTAAAATTTAACTCTCCTGGTTTTATATACTCATCTATCTTGCTATGTTTCAGATTATCTAACATACCCAGTACAACTCCAGCCTCACCCTCGCGATTCTTTATAATATGCCAATATATCATGGCCTGATTTGAGTCCATCGGATTGGTTACAGGTAAATTATTAGGTCCATAGCTTTGTAAATGAAGCATAAATGGTTTGTGTGATATAAGAACTATATCAGAGCCGTGAAATACAGCATCGCTACCGAAAATATCTTTTTTCATAGGATATTGTGTAGTAGGATTTGCAA